ACGAAATAGGAATGTTTCATGATCCAATAGGTTATAGCTCTACTGCTGCAGCCGAAGATAAAAGAGCATTACAATTTGTTAAAGACCTAATAAATAAAGGAGTTAACAAAGAAGATGCAATCGAAAAAGCAGCAGAGAAATTCAAACTTAGAGTTCACTACTTAACTAGATATGTAGACAAGCGTATAGATGAAGCTGTAACTCACGATTTTGAAGAAAGAATTGATCAAATAGTAAATCATTATTTTAAAGGAAATCAAGAAGTAAAAAAAGCAGCTGTAGAATATGCAAGTTTAAAAGCTGCTAGAACTATGGGCGGTAGAGCTGCTACAGCTTCTCACTTTAAAGATTTTTTTAATAACCACAGTTCTGAAGTAGCTAATCAAGCTATGGAAGTAATTGATATGGCTAACGATGATGTTTACCAAGAAGGTAAATATAAATCTGACGCTCAAAGAAAAGCAATCTATGCTACTAAAGCTGAAAAAGGAGAATTAAAAGAAGAAATGGATGGTGGCCGATTATTTGATTACTTTGCTAAAAAAGGATATGATGTAAAGGAACGTAGCTCAGATGGTAGAAAACCTGGATTCATAGGATACCAAGTAACTAGAGGGAGTGATAGATACCCTCAATCAGTAATATTTCAGTATAATAAGGATACTGACAAATTTACTATCAGTAGAATGGGTGGTTATAGAATCGATCAAGAAGAGGCTATAAAAGCCGGAATGAAAGAAAAAGGCCGTTCAGGAGCAGTTGGTATGGATTCTTGGATGACAGATGGAAACTGGACACCAGTAAGTATTTCTGCTGAAGGTTTGAAAGATATTGTTGATCATGTAATGACTGGTATAGATAGAGAATCTAAAGCACAAACAGACTTTGCAATTGCTAGAGGTAGAACCTCAGGTACTATAGATGAAAAAGCTCCTGGATTTAAACATGATTGTGCAGCTAAAGTAGTACATGAAACTTACGGTGTAGGTATCTGTATACCAGAAAAACATACCTTAATTAAAGAAGGCAGTAAATATGTAGTAACTCATTATGACGTACTGTTTAAAGAAGGTAAAAAAGTAGTAGAAGATATACCTGTTGAAGAATTACAGATAGTTACTCAAAAAGAGCATTGGCATAAAGGCTACAAAAAGAAAAAGAAGTAATGAATATTAAACAAATTATAGAAGAAGCTTATTTCGAAGCCGTTAGTGAAGCAGGAGCTTTTTATGGCGGCTTTCCGCCTAATCATAACGCTACACCTAAACCACGTCTAACCGAAAGAATAGCTATCGAAGATGCCGAACAGGTAATGATCGACTTAGTCACAAAGAAATACGGTAAGACACACGAGCAAGACTTCTTTTCAGATGATTACTCTAATTACTTTAAGTACATTGAAGCAAAAGAAGGAGATGAGACAGGTGCAAAACAGCATAAAGTCTATAGTCTACCTTCTTTTCAAACACTTTACTTTCATCTTTCTGACGCAGTTGATAACATTAAAGACTTAGTTAAAAATAAAGAAGTCGCAGAAAATACGAAAGTAAGAGAATTATTTGAAGCTATTAAGAAAACATTTAGAGCAACTCAATCTACTCTAAGAAAAGAGTTTCCTGCCGAGTATGATGTTATGCGTCGTATAAGATCGGCTAACGAAGAAGTTCTCAAAGAGGAAGAAGAAGTAGAAACAGAAGCAGCTGAATTACCAGATGCAACTGATGAGATGCTACAGAAGTTTCCAACTCTTAAAAAGACTATAGTACGTCTTATGACAGACGATTTTAAAGAGTTCGTAGATACTATAGATTATATCTCTCCTCGTCCGACAGCATTTAAAGTTAATCTAACTAACGGCCAGTCTTTTACTTTGAAATGGATGGGTAAAAACTTTGAAGCTACTATCTTAGGTAAGAGATACTATTTAGGACAGTTGAACAATTTTCAACAGGCTTTAGATAAATTAGCTATTCTCTATAAAGAAGGTCCAATTGAAAAACCAGAAGATGAATTAGCCACAGGCGCCGAAGGCGGAGAAGATTTTAGTGAACCAGCCGGCGGAGGTGGTGGAGGTTTTGAAGAACCAGGAGCTGAAGGCGGAGAAGATTTAGGCGGGGAAGACCTTGGAGATGAAGATTTAGGATTTGAAGAACCCGGAGAAGAACCAGAAGCATAATGAACGTAATAGATAAATTATATACAGAGTGGGCTTGGAGATCTAAATCAGGTACTCCATCAATAGATAATGCTGAAGATAAAGCTGTATTAGATAAGTTAATAAAAGAACTTTCTAACAGTACAGATGTGAAAATTCCTTTGAATGAAGTATCTAAAGAGTATGATGATTTTATTCTTAAATCTCTAAAGTTAGATAAGATGCCTGAAGTTCACGGTTCATACACCGTTCCTGCCGGTTCTGGTGATGTAAAAGTAAATCCTAGAGATTTAGATATGTTTAGAGAGCTCTTTTCTCTAGCACCTAATCAAGGAGTAGGTCCAGGAGAAGTAGCTCTTTATTGGCTGTATCAGTACCAAAAAAACCCTCTTACTACCTTTGATAATAGAGGAGAAGATAAACCAGACTTAAAAATCGGTAATAAATTTGTTGAAGTAAAAGCTTACGGTAAACACACCGGTAAAATTAAGCTAGGTAAATTTGCTAGTCAAAAAACTAATCTGAGGCTATTAAATATAGTTTTCGGTATTTCAACTTTATCTAAAGTTTTACAGTTAGAAAGTACAAAGAAAGCAATTACTGCTACAAACTGGGGTCCTTCTGATTTAAGAGAAGCTATGAATTATTTCTTCAAACTTAAAACTAATGAAGGACTATTACAAGCAGCCAATCAATTTGAATTAATAAGATCAATAAAAGAAAAAGTTGAGATGGTAGATAGAGTCTTAGAAGAACCGGAAAGTGCTGAAGAAGCTACCTCCAGACTTATTGGTCGACTTGCTAAAGCAAAATTTACCGTTAAACCTGGGGATGGAAACTATATTGCATCAGTTAAACCAGACGGTGATATTCATTTCTTTTATATAGACTTTGCAAAGTTTGATGAAACAGATATGACAGACAAAGTAGCTATAGTTGGCGGTGAGATAGCTGTTGACTTTATGGCTTTGTTTGGTTAAATAAATTAGGTTATGTCGCAAGATATAAAAAAAATAATCGCACAAGAGTATCTTAAGTGCGCAAAAGATCCGGCGTACTTCATGAAGAAGTACTGTCATATACAACACCCAACCCGAGGTAGAATACTTTTTGCTTTATATCCATTCCAGGAGAAAGTACTCCATTTATTTAGAGATCACCAGTATATTATTACTCTCAAATCTAGACAGTTAGGTATATCGACTTTAGCATCGGCGTATGCTTTATGGTTGATGCTTTTCCATAAAGATAAAAACGTACTTGCTTTGGCAACCACTCAAGCTACTGCTCGTAACCTGGTATCTAAGACGATATTCATGTACGACCAGTTACCTAAATGGTTAAGATTACCTCATGTAGAAAAGAACAAATTATCTTTAAGATTAAAAAACGGTTCAAAAATACAAGCAAAATCATCTAATACAGATGCAGCTCGATCGGAAGCAGTATCGTTACTTTTAATAGATGAGGCAGCGTTTATCGACAATATTGACGAAACATTTACTGCAGCACAGCAAACCTTAGCAACCGGTGGACAGTGTATGGCTCTATCAACTCCTAACGGAATTGGTAACTGGTTTCATCAAACATGGGAAAAAGCAGAAGCAGGTGAAAATAGCTTTTTACCGATAAAACTTCCATGGACAGTACATCCAGAAAGAAATCAGGAATGGAGAGATAAACAGGATGCTGACCTAGGTCCTCGAATGGCAGGACAGGAATGTGACTGTGACTTTCTAGCTTCAGGTGATACAGTGTTTGAACCGGACGATATGTTATTTTACGAACAAACATATCAAAAAGATCCTTTAGAAAGAAGAGGTGTGGACGGTAATTTATGGATATGGGAAGGTGTAGATTACATGAAATCATATATGGTAGTAGCAGACGTTGCTAGAGGTGATTCTGCCGACTACTCCGGTTTTCATGTATTTGATATAGAAAATTGTGTTCAAGTAGCAGAATATAAAGGTAAACTTTCACCTAAAGATTTTGGTAATGTATTAGTAGGAATAGCATCAGAGTACAACGATGCATTACTTGTGATAGAAAATGCAAATATAGGATGGGCTACTATAGAACAGGCTTTAGAGAGAGAATATAAAAATCTTTATTATAGTTCTACTTCTAATATGGAGACTGTAGAATCTTATATGTCCAAGTACGAAAGAGATAAACTCGTACCTGGATTTACTATGTCGGTTCGTACAAGGCCTCTAGTTATCGCCAAAATGATAGAGTATGTAAGAGAGAAAGGCGTTACCATTCAATCTAAACGTCTTTTAGGTGAGATGAGAGTATTTGTATGGAAGAACGGTAAACCTCAAGCACAGACAAACTACAACGATGACCTCTTAATGGCATGTGCAACTGCACTGTATGTAAGAGACACTGCTTTAAGATTAAGACAGCAAGGTATGGACCTGGCAAGAGCACAGCTATCATCTTTCTCAAATTTAAATGCTAAAAACGCTGCCGTAATTAAATCAGTTGGTAGTCAGCAAAATAATCCTTATATTATAGATACCGGGTATGGTACTGAAGACTTTTCCTGGTTAATTAAATAGACTATTTATTATTAAACCGTATTAATGGCAGATACTTCTTTATTTTCAAGACTGCGTAGATTATTTGGATCAGATGTAGTGATCCGTAATGTTGGCGGGGATCAACTCAAAGTTGCCGACATAAACGCTATACAAACAACAGGAAGGTTTGAAACCAATTCTTTGATAGATAGGTTCTCAAGATTATATATTTACAATAATAAAAATATATTTAATCCAAACCTAAACTATCAAACTTTAAGAATACAGCTATATTCTGACTATGAAGCAATGGATACTGATCCTATTCTAGCTTCCACCCTAGATATTATAGCAGACGAATCTACACTTAAAAACGATCAAGGAGAGGTATTATCTATTAAATCCTCAGACGAAAACATTCAAAGAGTATTATATAACCTTTACTACGATGTATTGAATATTGAATTCAATTTATGGTCGTGGGTTAGAAACATGTGTAAATACGGAGACTTTTTCTTAAAGCTTGAAATAGCAGAGAAGTTCGGAGTTTACAATGTTTTACCTTATACTGTCTACAATATGATTAGACGTGAGGGAGAAGATCCTGAAAACCCTCAAAAAGTAACCTTTCAGTTAGACCCGGACGGTTTAGCTTCTCAGCAAGATCCTAACTATCTACCACAGTCTAAAAAGAAAGCTATAGAATTCGATAATTACGAGGTAGCTCACTTCCGTTTAATATCTGATTCAAACTTCCTACCTTACGGTAGATCTTACATAGAGCCTGCTAGAAAGATATACAAGCAGTTAACTTTGATGGAAGATGCGATGTTAATACACCGTATCATGAGAGCACCAGAGAAGAGAATGTTCTATATAAATGTAGGAAATGTACCACCTAACGAGGTTGAGAACTTCATGCAGAAGACTATCAACACTATGAAGAAAACTCCATATGTTGATCCTCAAACCGGCCAGTATAACCTTAAGTTCAATATGCAGAATATGATGGAAGACTTTTATCTTCCTGTAAGAGGTGGTGATACCTCAACTCGTATTGAAACTACTAAAGGATTAGACTACGACGGTACTCAAGACATTCAGTACTTAAGAGAGAAGATGTTTGCAGCATTAAAGGTACCAAAAGCATATTTTGGGTTTGAAGGTGATCTTCAAGGTAAAGCAACACTGGCTGCAGAAGACATTAGATTTGCCCGTACCATCGAAAGGATTCAACGTATCATGGAATCTGAACTTACAAAGATTGGATTGGTACATTTATATGCTCAAGGGTTCACCGGAGAGTCTTTAACTAATTTCGAAATAAAACTTTCAAATCCTTCTATTATATTCGAACAAGAGAAGGTAGCGTTGATGAAAGAAAAAATGGATCTAGCTTCTCAAATGATAGATTCTAAACTTTTCCCAACAGATTATATCTACGATACTTTATTTAACCATTCTGAAGATACTTACATGGAATTCAGAGATCTAGTTAAAGAAGATCATAGAAGAGCATTTAGATTAACACAAATCGAAAATGAAGGTAATGACCCAGTAGAATCTGGACGTTCATACGGTACACCACACGATTTAGCTTCTATTTACGGTCGTAGACAAGATTCTAAAGAAAGAGGAGCAGCAATGGGTGAAGTACCAACCGGATACGAAGATGAACCTTTAACCGGTCCAGAAGGTGGTCGTCCAAGAGAAAAAATGTCTATCTACGGCACTAACAAAGACCCGCTAGGAGGTCGTGATCGTTTAGGTACACATAAGATGAAGGGTGGGTTTCCTTCCGATAACGATAATGTAAACGAGTCAGAAGTCAATGATTCTCTAGCTAAAACAATGTTCTATAGACATAAGGACATGTTTGAAGATAAAAAACAGTTAATCTTCGAAGCTAAACCAGAGTTTAAGAGTAAAATGCTAGATGAAGATCAACTCAAAGATTTAGAGGACTAGTTACTATTTATATCAGAAGGTATATATCTAATTGATATCAACCCAAATTCATACTAATGCGCATTAAACATAGTAAGTACAAAAACACCGGACTAATCTACGAATTGCTTGTTAAGCAAATTGCAGCAGATACCTTGTCTAAAAAGGAGTCTCCTGCTGTAGCTATTTTAAAAAAATTCTTTGCCGGTAAATCTTCTTTAACCAAAGAATTTAAATTGTACGAATTCGTTTTAAAAAACCAAAATGTTTCTCCTTCTAAAGCAGAAACTATTGTTTCAACTATTATAGAGATATCTAGAAAGCTGGATAAGAATGCTCTTAAAAAACAAAAATACGAGCTTATTAGTGAACTTAAAAAGCACTATAGCATGGAAGAGTTTTTCTCTATTAAAGTAAGAGATTACAAACCTCTAGCAGCTCTATACTGTATTTTAGAAGCTCATAAAGAAGACGGACTTGTAGATCCTCAATTTTTGGTAGATAATAAAACCACCATACTTGAGCATTTAAGTGCTGAAAAAGTTAAAAAAGAAGACGTTAAAGATACTCTAATTGAAGAGTATTCTAAGTATGATAAAGATTTAAAACTTTTAGTTTATAAAATTCTACTTGAGAAGTTTAACCAGAAATATACTGATCTACTTCCAGAACAGAAAATAATACTAAAAGAATTTATCACATCTGTTAATTCAACTACCAGGCTTAGAAATTTAATTAACGAAGAAATTGAAAAGATTTCAAATCAAGTTAACGAATTGGTTAGCTCTGTAGAAGATGATGTAGTAAGAATTAAATTAGAGGAAGTTGCCAAAAATATTCAACCTATCTCTAAGAAAGAAAAAATTGTTGACGATCATTTAGTAAAGCTTATGCAATACTATGATCTAGTTAACGAACTTAAAAGCTATGAAGGTAAGTGAGTTGCGAATTATAGTCAAAGAAGTTCTAGAAGAGCTTCATGAGATTAGCGCAACAGGCACAGGAGCTTCATTTACACCAGGAGTCGGCGCTCAATACGCTACTCCCTACGCTTTTAAAAAAGGACGAGGTAAGAATCGTGCTACAAAATATTTAGAAAAATTAGGTTTCAAAACAGTAAAAATGAAAAAGAGACCATATAACACTAAAATGTTTGATTATTTAGATGAAGACTCTACAAGAAAAATATAACGCAGTACTAGAAGGTAACTTCTCAAAATCCCAGTTTGTAAGAGCTGCTAAGATGGAAGTCCCAAGATTTATCTCTCCATACAATGGATTTGACGATACAGTACAAATTCTTAAGAACAAAGGAATGTTATCTGAAGCAAAGGCAGAGACTCCTGAATATGATAAACCAGCCCCTGGTTATTCTCTAGAAGCTCTCGAAAGAGGAGTTGACTATGAATTAGAGAAAGCCGGTGTAGATACTGCAACAGAAACTGCCACAGAAGATCAATACGAAAAAGCTAAAGCAAAGGCAGAAAAGAATTTAGATAAAGATCCAAACTTTTATTTACATTTACTATCAGGAGATTCTAAAAATGTAGACAAGCATGATAGAGAAGTAGAAGTTGATCAAAAGAAACTTTTTAAAGGTACTGTAGACCCTAAAGGTGGTAAAGCTGAAGGTAACACAGATACTTTTAATGCTATGAAGAAAGCTACTTTAAGAGAAGCTGCTATGGCTAAAGGCTATACAGAAGAGCAAGTAGAAGCAGCTATTAAAAGTCTTCAAGAAAAGAAAAGTAAGGAAGTAGTAGAAGAGCAAATGTACATTGACGATGATGAGTTTGAAAGCGAAATGGTACAAGATAGAGTAAAAGAAATTTTACCTATCATTAACAAGAGTCAATACTTTGACGGAGAAGTACCTGAAGAGACTGCTATTGAATTTGTTAAAATGCACAGACAGGATATCAGAGGAGCATCTGATGATGAAATTGCAATGGAATTTGATAACTTTATTGATGCTAATCCTGAACTTATCGGCAATGTTCAAATAAAAGGTCTTAGAGCTGCTGATGATGAAGGCCTTAGAGAAGGAGATATCAAAGAAGCAGTTAAGAAAGTAATCAAGCATATACTCGCAGAAGGAGCTCTAGATCGTTTTAGCGACTACGAACCAGAAATTTCTAATAGAACAGAAACAATCCAGGATATTCTTGGAGAATTAGAGCAAGAGCTAGACATTAACATAGATATCATTAACGGTCAAATTAGCAAGACAGGCGGTGCTTTATCACCAGCAATCCAGGCTGCTACTAAAAAAGATTTAATGGATTTGGTTAAATCTTATGTAGGTAAAATTACATATGTAAAATCACAGCCAGTAGATATAGATGGTAAAAAACTACATTCTATTCCTAGTGCAGAACCTCTTAATGAAAGAGTAGGAGGATTACAAGATTTTATTTCTTTGATTCAAGATAGAGCAGTTGATAGTGAATTTCCAGAAGAAGAAGAAGCTATCGAAGTAATCGAAGCTATTGCAGATCATTATGGTATTAAAATACAGATAGGCGGCTTTGTAGGAGAAGAAAACAAAACAAAATAAACCATGGCACAATTACTAGTAGACGTTACGCCTTTCCGACCAGTCCTTAGAGAGTCTAAGGAAAGACCTGGTGTATTTGAAGTTGAAGGTGTTATGCAAAGAGCTGGTGCTAAAAACCAAAACGGTAGAATCTATGAAAAGAAGATTCTAATGCGTGAGGTTGAAAAGTATATGGATGAGTTTGTTAAGAATGGTAACGCTTTCGGAGAACTAGATCATCCAGAATCACCTATCGTATCATTAAAAAATGCCTCCCATGTAGTTAAAGAACTATATTGGGATGGAGATGACTTGATGGGTAAGGTAGAGCTTTTAAATACACCATCCGGCAATATTGTAAAAGAGATTATTAAAGGCGGACATACAATTGGTATTTCCTCCAGAGGTACCGGTTCGGTAAGACAGACAAATGAAGGTCATTTAGAAGTACAGCCAGATTTTGAATTAGTATGTTGGGATTTTGTATCTAATCCATCCACACACGGTGCTTTTATGAACCCGGTAAACTTAAATGAAGGTAAAGTAACACTACCTAAATATCATAACCTAGAACTAATTATTAACGACATTTTAAGGGCATAAAGCCTATTTATTAAAAAATAACAAAACAATGAGTGATTTTGATCTTAGAAAATTTTTAGCCGAGCAAAAAGCTCCTAAAGAAGAAAACATCCAAGAAGTAGAGGTAAACGAAGAAGAACTAGACGAACTTCGTCCTGGGTATGCAGTTGGTGAAATGAGCCCTGAAAACAATGCGCTACTTAAAGCATTAGAAACTCTTGGAAGTAAAGCAGGAGCAGCTGGTAAAAAGATTGCAGCTTGGGCTAAAGATAACATTGAATTAGGTAAGATGTCTGATGCAATGAAAGAAGAAGAGATGGAAGAAACTTACCACGAAGGAGAAGAAATGGAAGAAGGCGATATGGATGAAAGCGTAGTTGCTGGAGTAGCCGCCCTAATCGGAGGTTCTATCGCAGCCGGTAAAGTACTAGATTACATTGCTGATAAATACCCAGAAGCTATGAAAAAATTCGTAAAAGCAGCTGGAGCAGCTCAAAGAGGTTCTGGTAAAACAGGATCTGGTGATAGCTATATCACTCAAGAAGGAGAGGAAGTAAATGAAGAAGAACTAAAAGAAAATGCTTTTAAATCTTCTATCAAAGAGATTCTAAACTCATAATATACCCCTCTAAATTAAACCAATTTAGACCGACCCTTGCAGACAATGCAGGGGTTTCTTGTTTTGTAAAATAGTATA